TCCATTATGCAAGATGTTTTCACAGATTTTTTAAAAAAAACAGGAATTACAAAAGCTCAATTAGCGAGAGAGCTTGGAGTTAGTGCTAGACAAGTTAGTAAATGGCAAGATAACCCACCTCAATACGCAATAGCCTATCTTGAGCTAAAGTATGAAAACAAAAGACTGCTTTCTTTGATAAAGAATTTAAATTTGTAACATTTACATCACATAACTTAGATATAACCCCGAGAATTTTTATACCAACCTCGGAACTAGATTTAAATTATGTAGCATACACTTTACTTTTTATCCTTGCGAAAGTGTGAAAGACAAGTCATGACGAGGAATCCTTGTTTAGTCCTGCGTCATATTTGTATTTATAAACCCCAAGTAATAGCTTTAACCGCCCACATTTGAGCGTCGATGATACGTTTAACTGCCTCATCTAATAGCATCTCTTTATCTGCCGTTAGTGTACCTTGGTTAAATGCGTCATCTTTGTGAGCCATCACTTGATTAATAGCTTGCGCAAAGCGTTGTTTGCATTCTGCAATATCGTCAATATTGCCGGAGTTAAAGTCGATTCCCGCCAACTTTTCTCCCGCGCTTTTATCGTTTGCAAATTTGATTTGGTCTGTCATTTTGGTTTGTCCTTTACTTGAGCTATCCACTTATTGAGATTGTCTACTTGACTTGCGCACTTGTCGCGCTCTGCCGTAACCTTAACAAGCTGTAACACCACATCACCGTAAGTCTCTCCGGTAAATGCCGTCTTAGCACATGGAGTTGTGTAAGCCTGTGGAGGATAAATATATTCCACCCTGGTTGTCACCTTACTTGTACAAGCGCTCAAGAGCAGACTGAGGGAGCTTAGTCCGATAACAAGGTTGAGTTTTGATGATAGTTTTAACTGATTCAACATTTTCGAGTGCCACCCTTTCGATTTCGTCATTGCGTTGTTGTTGCTCAATTACCGCTTCCCGCTCTTGTTGCAACGCTAAATTTAAGGCTTGATTAGCCTCTTCCTGCTGTTTAATGGTTTGGGATTGAGCTTGATTCTGGGCTTGCAGATCGGATATGACGTTAGATTGGTACCATAACCACGCACTTAAACCAAAAACAATTGCGCATAATACCAATGCAATGTATTTACCTATCAACAGCATAATTACCCCAACAAACTTGCGTATAACGCTTTACGTTCGGTTAATCCGTTAATGCCGCCATTAATAAGTTTAGTTACAGTAACGATGTCGGAGATTTTATCCAGTCCGTTTATAGACCAATACCAAAAACCTGCTAACACACATAAATCCATGTCTGTAGCTAAAGATTCTGGAGTAACCATTTCGCCAAACCAAGATTGAAAACTCTGGTAGTTTTTCTTACCGGTGACTTGAATTATCCCGCGTCCACGATATTTCCAGCCGTCGCCGCTTGGTTCATCTCCATTTCCCATCCTATTAGCGTAAACGTGGTTAGCGATAGCTTCGGGATTTCGGGCATATTGTTGAGCAGTTTGTTTATTAAAATATCTTGGAAATACTCTAAGCAAACCATCCGCAGAATAATTAAGATTTTCGGTAAAGCGTGTAAACCCCGCTGTTTCATGGCCACATTGCGCTAAAAACATTGCCTCTTTATATTTTGAGTTTACCCCATATTCTTCCGCGTAATCCGCTATTGTTTGATAAACGCCCTTAACTGCGCCGGGGAAAACCCGTTTGAATTTAGATTCAGAAATAATCATTTTTAACCTCTAACCATCGATGCCAACCTCTACACTATCCGTATCATGACTGGTATCGCTTATTTTGCCACCATCACCACCGCTGAGATTGGGCCTTGCATTATCCTGTTTAACAAGCGCTTTAATTTGATTAATCCGGTTATTGCAAATTTTAAGCTGATCTGTAACTTTAACCGCATAAACTGCAATGTCTGAAAAATCATCACCGCTAAAAGCAGGTTTAGGGCATGGTTTTAACAGCTCATCAGGGATTGATACGCGTACAACCCTTACTCTCTCTATCTGCTTACTCTGACTTGAGCAAGCGGTTAATGACGTCGCTGCTAATGCCGCTATTGCGTACGCAACGACTTTCGGTAATAATTTTTTTGATAGCATCTACCCGCTCCTCATTTGCTTTGCGCTCATCCGCTTGCGCTTGCATTAATAATTCGATCTTGTCGTTACGGTCAGACAAATTAGCTTGTAACGCGTCAATCCGTTTCATGCGCTGATCTGCTAACACAACCATCTGATCGTATTTGTTTTGCAACGCCGATAAATTATCGTTTTGCTTGTAAATCTGTACAAAAAGCCCGAAACACCCGATAAGTAGTAAAAATGTAAAAACATTATCAAGTATTGAGCTTAGTCTAAGTGCTTGTGCTTGGCTCATCTTCGCTTTCTCCTTGATGTTTTCCTTTTGAGCTGGGGTTCGTCATATTCCGTTATTTCGCCGTAGTCATAATCTTCCGTTTCGATTATTGATTCATGTTTTTCGATGTCTTTTAACTGATAATCCGATTTCAAATCATCAACAGATCCGCCAATTTGGCGGAAAAACACCCTCAACAAACCCCACAAAGCAGGCACTCCAAAATACCCGAAAGCACCGGCAATCGATATAATCATCAGCGTATCAATCTTTTGCGACATCAAAAAAAAAGCGACAACCATGCCGCTAAATGCTCCAATAAAAAAACTTGATGCCACCGTACCGATTCTAACTTTATTCCCCTGCGCTTGTGCCGTGGTAATATATTTAACTATTCCGCCCAAACCGGAAAACAGAAAAGCGATAACCGATGTAATAACATCTATTGTGCCGTTCGGCTCCCCGTTCTGTTGCATATATTTTACCCAATAAAAAACCCCGACCGTTTCCGATCAGGGTTGTGTAATAATTTCTTGTGCGTTCGCCATGCGCTAAAACCGCAACTTACTATTAATAATACACTTTTAGTCTAGACTGTCAATAGGTTTATGCTAAAAATATGCAATTATTACTCTCAATCATCAAAAGCAGTGATGTTTTGGCGATTTTTAGTCGGTTAAAGTATTCGGATTTTGAGATATTGAGATATTGCCAAATATCAGATTTATCCCACCGCTTAACGTAAGTAAGCATAAAGATATCGTATAACTCAGGGGTGACTTTTTTAATCACCTGCATGTGTCTGTCAATCTGCATGCCTAAATCATCGCTTATTGGTTGTACTCGGTATTTTGACAGGTAGCGAGCGTCACATTTAAGCTCAGCAAACCCCGCAGATACTCGAGGGTATTCGCCCTCATAACGTGGTGTGGCCCAATATCCCCACTGTACAGACACTTTGTCGATATTAATACCGCTCATTTAAGACCTCTAACTCTTTAATTTTGATTTTGTAATGCTTGATAATGTCTTTACACTCTTCGATGGTGTATTTTTTGGGGTCGTGTTCTTGACGCTCTAACCAAGCCACCTTATCCACACCGATTTTATTTACGAGATTAATCCGGTACTCAATAATGTTTCCGCTTTTATGGTCATTGCAGGGTGCGCATTGTTTGTGTACGTTTAGCTCGCAAAATCTTAATTCAGGGCAAGCTCCGACACTACGATAATGTCCCGCGTGATACTGCCCTTTATGATACCTACCGCAACTAATACAGGGTTGGTCTTTATCCCGTAATCGGATAAATTTATTAAATACCGCCTGCGCCTCTTTTAGCCATTCTGAGCGACTTTTTAATTTAGCCTTACGTTCGCTCAGTTTTCTCTTTTCTGCCTTATCTAGCTCTTTCTGTGCGTTTTGACGGGCCAAATCAATCGCACATTTAGTTGAGCAGACTTTTTGGAGAGAGTTTTGCGGGATAAACTCCATCCCGCATGATTTGCATTTTTTAGGTTTTAGTTTTTTAATCATTAAAACGCACCTAGCTTGTAAGCGATTTTTATTAAAACCAAAAAGATAGCAAACTCAATTATATTGTCTTTGTAGTCACCAAATAAAAATCCAATTATTGCAAGAATCCAAATAAAATAAATCACCGTCTCACCCCATTAATCACGCTCTTGTCTTTATTGTCTGACTGTCTCCATTTGCGCCAGTCGTTGCGCTCTTTTGTTAACCCTTGAGTTAATCTATCTGCTACGTCATCAACCGCTTTTTTAGCTAATGATTTTACTAATGCTATCGTTACTGCCGCCGTTAATATTGTTTTGTTACCCTTATCCATCACCCCTCCAAAAATGCCGTTAAACCTAATCCAATGCCTAAAGCAATCCACATCACACTACCTAAAACGCAACCGGTTAGGCAGTAGATAAAAATCTTGCTCGCGTACTTATCACTAGCAAAAAACAGCGCCCAGACCAATACAAAAACGGGCGTAAGCGATAACGCTGCTAATACTGCAAAATAATTAATCCAAATCATTGATAAATACCTCTAATCGCACAGCAAGCACAACCGCTAGTGCAATCACTTCTACCGCTGATAAAATCTCGTAAATCATTTAACTCACCATAATTAATGTAATCATCGCGGTAACATAAATAACCGCTAATAACGCTAGCCCAGCTAGCGTCACAATTGTTTCGTTATCAAATCGTTTCATCGTCCGTAAAATCCCCATCTGTCGTTAAATTTAACCCCGTTCGCCACACCGTAAGCTGTGACATATTCAATTAGGCTTGCCATTCTGCTAACGCTCATTTTTGCCGAGCTCTCACGGATATTCACAAATTCGCCCTCAAGACCCGGCACCACGTCGGCTTTTTGATTCGTTGCGATTGCGTGGCCCGAGATAAACAAGACTTTCCATTGTTCCATTGATAATTTCCGCCCCATAAATTCCAGTTGATTCGCCACGTCTTGGCACATAGCGTGAAATTTACTGTTCTGCTCAAGATTGCGCGTCATCGGTTGGATTTTGACTACCAAAGGCTTTTTGTCGTCCGTTGGTAAAGTGCGGATAAACTCGATGCAATTTGACCGAACTTGCTCGCCGCGCAGGAAAAACTGCTGCTTATCGCTCATTTTTCACTTGCTCCAAATAGTAGCCACCACGCACCTTTAAAAATTCAAGCTCCACGGCGCCCTGAATCTGGCTTTGATTATTTGGATCGAAAATCACAAACATTGAGCCTTTGTTGTTTCCTTTAACTTCCTCGCCCGTAATAGGGTGAGTAAAATTAATTCTTCCTCCGATAACATCGATAACCTCTGTGGCTGCCGTTAGAGCCAGTCTGTACCACTTGGTAGATTTATCTGCCGGTAGCAACATAACTACGGTGCAATCACGTTCGCGCATTAATTCAATCGCCGCTTTCACAAAAGGCATAGGGTTTGAGTATGGCGGATTCATCCATACGCGGGAGCCGAATTTGACCGCACTTTGCGTTTCGGTTTTTGTAATATCATTTAGCGCAGTCAGAAATAGTCGGCATAGTGCATTGTTATGGTCGGCGCAGGCGTCTAGATCAAAGCTATATTTGCGATTCATCGCGTTAAAAACGTATTGCGGCGTTTGCCATGTGTTGCGGTCAAATTGTTGCTCTGTCATGCTTAAAATCCCTTATTCCCTTTTGAAAATCTTGCTGTTTCTTGTTTTGTTTCTTTTTTGCCGATTTGCGCTCGTCTTTCTGCGTCTAATTGATCGCATTCAAACATTGCACCAAATTTCTGATCGCAGTAGGCCTTACCGGTTCCACCATGGCGATTTAATCGCACGATAATTTCTGTCAAACTTGGATCAGCGTTTTCGTTGTAAACGGATTCTTTATAAAGTCCCAACCAGTAATCACACTCTTGCTCAATTTGCCCTGTATCACGGCTATCGCTTGGCATTGGGCGCTTATCTGCTCGGCTTTCAAGACCACGATTTAACTGTGTCAAAAGCAACACCACACAATCCATTTCACGAGCAAGATTTTTCAGCTCTTTGGTTACCTGCCCGTAAGCCAAGTCGTTCCGCTCGGCTTTTTCAGCTTTCATCAGCGTCAAGTAGTCAATGCCAATAAATCCGATATCTCCTCGCTCACGCTTAATTCGGCGACATTCGCTGCGTATGTGGGCCATAGAGACATTCGGAGTGTCATCAACATACAACAAGTCATCATTTACCAACTCTCCAACAGACTGCGTTACACGCGTCATTACAGTGTCTTTGTGTAAGTGGTATTTGAGATAAAACTCATCGTCATTTAACCCGGTGTCGTAAAGTGCATTTGCGTTGATGTTTGCGCGCTTAACCAACATACGCTCAAAAATCTGATCGGCTGACATTTCCAAACTAAACAGCAACACGGGCTTTTTCTCGTTCAAAATGCAGTTTTCCGCCATCAATGAGTAAAATGCCGTTTTACCGCATTTAGGACGTGCCCCTACCGCAACAAGGGATTGCTTAACCAAACCTTTCAATCCAATCACTTCATCAAGCGCTTTAATGCCGGTTAAAATTCCACGCACGCTTTCCGGTTGCTCAAGGCGTGATTGGTATTTATCTAACCAATCTAAACCAACATCACGCCCAGCGCGTAAGCCTTTAGATTTACCGGTTCGGCTGTAGTCGGAGATTTCCGACATCAAGCGACTGATTGATTCAATCCGGTCGGCAGCACTCATATCGCTTTTGCCTAAAATCAAAGCCTCGCAGTCTTGTAGCTTGCCAAGCGTAAATCGTTTGATGGCATCTTCCCGCACGATTTCGGCATAAGCTCTGATATTTGCAACGCTTGGAGTGTTGTTGGATAACTCCGCCAAGTAAGCGAATCCACCAACTTGTTCGGTCACACCTTTTGTGTTTAATTTAGCCTCAACGGTCATTAGGTCGATTGGTTGATTGGTTTTTGCCAAGGCTTGAATTTCGGTGTAAATGAGCTGATGTTCAAATCGGTAAAAACTTTCAGGCTTTAAAAAATCCAATACTGCCAATGCGTCTTTCGTGAGACTGCCAAACATCAAGGCTCCAAGTACGCTTTGTTCTGCGCTCAAGTTGTATGGGACGATTTTTAAATTTTCCATCACAGCGCCCCCTCGCGTACTCTCAAAACTTGTTTTGGCTTAATCGCAAAATCAAAATTTGCTCGCCAACCTCGATCGTTTTCGCCAAAGTGGTGAGGTTTTGCCGCCGCAAAAAACGCCTTAAAATAATTTCTCACACACTCAAGCGTTGGTTTGGATAGTTCCCCAAGGAATTTTTTAATATCGCGTTTGCGGTCGTTATTGATTTTCTCCACGAACGGTAATTGCCCACCTGAATTTTCGTTAACTTGATTCCAAGCATCGGCGATCGCTTGATAATCAATTTTTTCAGCAAGGTGATTATTTTTTGATTTGCCGTTAGGCGAATCTTCCCCTTGGGGGGAAAGGGGGGTATTTGTATGTAATCTAGTGTTAGTATTTTCTTGATCAATAACGAAATCGGCTTTCCCTTGTTCCCCAAATCGGGATTCCCCATTTCGGGAAATTTGATTTTCCTCTTTCGGGAAATCGGCTTTCCCTTGTTCCCCAAATTTCGCCATTAATTCATCGAAAGCGTCAAAATCAATACGAAAATAAATTTTGTGTTCAAGTCTCTTGTTTGTTTCAACTAAAACGCCTTTCCCAATGAGCTTTTTTCTCGCCGTGCGTAATTCTTCAAGCGTTAAGCCTGTTTCTTCGCATAATTCATCAAGTTGCTTGTAAACGCCGTTCGGATTGTCCGTTTTGTCACTCCAATAGAACAGCTGAGAAAACAAAATCGCCGCAGTTGCACCGCCAAGATGACGAGAAAGATTTTTGTAATACGCTACAGGTTTTCCCATAAGACGTAGTGCATCACTTGCTTTCATTCTTTCCCCCTTGCTTGGCTAATTTTTGGCAATAAAGAGCCAACAACACATCAATTCTTACTGGTCGATTAAATCGTTTCATATCAAGCCTCCAACCAATACTGGGCAACACGCTTTCCGCTTGGTACGGTAATCATTTTGCTGATGATGTTGTAACCACGCTTTTTAAGGTCATAGATACGTGCACCAAGACGTAAGCAGTTAAACTGTTTTTCCGCGTCTAAGTGTGTTAGTCTTTCGCCGTTTTTGAGTGCTTTTAAAATCTGTGCTAATTGTGTTTGACTTGTCGTCTCGTTTTGATTAAGATTTTCCATGTTTTACATTCCTAAGTTTTTCTTAGTAAATCACCACGGTTGCAGCCGTGGTTTTTTATTGCCCCATTTCTTCAATCGCTTTCTTTGCCAAAGTGATTAAAGCCTTGTGTTCATCTTGCGGAATAACGCAAGATGTCCCTTTTATATGTACGCTTAACCCAATTTCATCGAGATAAGCGCACACCATTTCGAGATAGTTAGTTTGGAATCTGCCAAGGTTACTTGGGTCAATCCCAATCTTTTCCGCTATCTCCTTGTTCGTCTTTTCAGACGATTTCTTGTAGATCAAATCCGCAATTTTCATTGCGTCTTTGCTTAATTCATTGCGTGCCATTGCGTTCGCCTGTTGTTAATTTAAATCCCGTAAACATCAGGTAGGATTTCAGATTTTTTAACTTGTCTTTTCGTTGCTTTTTCAATCGCAACCGCCACGCTTGGAGGTGCTTTTGATTTACCCGAAATGATTTGCGAAAGAAATGATGGTGCAATCCCAATTTTTCTTGCGAAATCAGCCTGAAATCCACGAGGTTTATCGGAAAAATATGCTTTTAAACTCATATAAATCTCGCTATTTAGTAAAAACTAAATTCAGTTTAGTAATTATTTAGTAAGTTGTCAAGAGTATTTAGTTTTTGCTTATTTAGCTATCGCTAAATAAAATCGGTGACATGGAGGGTTTATGAAACAAGTAAAATCACAAATGGCAGAAATAAGACGAGCTAATCTAAAAAGATGGTTTCTCGAAAAACAGTTGCCGGATAAAGACAAAAGCTTTATATCCCAGCTAATAACGGGTAAAACTGAATCGTTTGGGGAGAAGGCCGCAAGAAGATTGGAGCGAGATCACGGCATCCCCGAGCTATATCTAGATAATCTAGACATAGCTACTACAGATCTAAGCAATTCAAAATTTCGCGGGTCAAGTGTAAATATCACGACCGCAAACCAAATTAACCACGGGACAGGATTAATTACGCAACCTGAACAAGACTCAAACCACACGCACCGCATAGATTATTTAGACGTGAGGGCGGCGGCGGGATTGACTGGTTTTGAAAACTCAGACTATCCCGAGATAGTATCAAGCCTGTTTTTGTCGGATGAAGGGTTGTTGCAGATCGTCGGTCGTAAGTCGGCGGCAGGCATAAAGATTGTGAACGTACCAACAGACAGCATGGAGCCAACAATCCGCAAAGGCGATTGGGTGTTTTTAGATACTAATATTGATTACTACAACGGAGACGGCGTGTATGCGTTTTCGATAGATAACGCGCTATTTATCAAGCGCATACAAAAACTTGTTGGCGGTGGGTATAGATTGCACTCAGACAATAAGGACTACGACCCGCAAGATATAACAGACGAGATTTGCCAAACGGCAAAATTTGTCGGCAGATTTATAAAAACGATCCATATTGACGTTGTATCACTTTAAAAATAACCAAACCCGAGGAACCAACCATGCGAGCAGTGGCCCAACGAATAAAACAAGAACGAGAAAGGCAAGGTAAATCAACTATTGAGATGGCGCACATTTTAAGCGTACCGGAACAAGAGATAATCCGTATCGAAAGCGGCGAATTACAGCTCACAATGCGAGATATAGACGATTTCGCGCTCGCCCTTGATGTTGACAAAGACTATCTAAAATTTGGTGACAGATGGTCGCCTAACGCGTCTATTAGTCAATCTAACATAGACAATCCAACCTTTGACAGCTCAAACATTGCCACCAACACCGCAGCTAACATCACAAACAATTACTACTCAGACAACTCTATACAATCACAAATAGATCGCATAGAGAAAGCCGCTCACGCCGGACGACTTGGCGCAATGTCTCAAATGGATCGTATTGAGGAGCAAAATAAACTACTCCTCGAACGCATGGAGCATTTAAACGAAAAGATTGATTTTTTGTTAACAGCTGGCGAAATCACGCCTAAGGATATTAAATGAGCGAAGTATTATATTATTGTGAATTAACCGATGAGGTTAAATTTAACATCACGGAACCTATCCAGGTTAGAGATATTGTCAAATCCCTTGAAGCGCTAGAGAAGATTGTAAAACAATCCACAAAGACATTTTCAAGGCTCGGAGGATCTGAGGTTGCCGATGTAAAACTATATATTAAGACAATAGAAAAAGGTTCGCTAATTGAAAAAATTATCGTAAAATTAATATTTAGAAATGAAGAAAACCTGAATAAATTTTTAGAAAACACCCATGATTGGGGAGTTAAACAATGTAAGGAACATCCAGTGCGCTCATCTTTAGTTGGCTTAGTTGTTGGTGGAATGATTGCTTATGGTTTTTATAACCTTGGCTCTGGCTCATCATCCATAACTATTAGCGGCAATTACAATACCGTAATTACTGCTGGCGCATCTCAACTAAATATTACCCCAGCAGAATTCAAGGCCGCGATTGAAGAAAACAAAGACCACAAAAAAACACTCGCAAGAAATGCAGTGGATTTTGTCCAGCCGGCAAAAACAGAAAACGGTGATGTGTCTATTATTTTTGGAGATCAGACTAATGCTGACAAACAATTAGAAATCCCTGCTGATGTAATTGCAAGCGTACCTAAAAAGGTTGAGCCAACAAAAGCGGAAGAAAAATCAACTGAAATGGATAATGTTACGTTAAATATTAGATCCCTTGATAGAGATGATTATAACTCAGGATGGACTGGGTATATAGATGGCTCATTTACAAAACGAGTGCCAATAGAAATACCCATTGGGACAGATTTAAACTTACTCTCCTCAAAAGAATCTTTTAAGGCTGATGTTACCCTGTTTTACACACAAAAAGGCAATGACATAAACCAAAAAAGAATCTTGATAAGAAAGCTTGATTTATAATAAAACAACCAACTACTTCCAAAACAAACCGCCTCACTGGCGGTTTTTTATTGCCTAAAATTTGCAAAAAAAAACAGCATTAACAAGACTCTATATTATGTTACCGACATCAATGTCGGAGACATATCGCACAAAGCTAATTTTTACAATCAAAACCCCTCAAAAATCGACCGCACTTCT